TCAGGTTCGACTGCGATAGGTCAAGCGGAATATGCCTCTCTTGATGCTAATGATCTTGGAGAGGGAACTGTACCTGATGCAAGATTTCCCTCTACATTGCCAGCACTTAACGGATCAGCACTTACGGATTTAAATGGAAGTAATATTGCCTCTGGAACTATTGCAGCAGCTAGAGTAGCAACTTTAAATCAAAATACAACTGGATCTGCTGCGACATTGACAACTGCAAGAACTATTGGTGGTGTAAGTTTTGATGGATCAGCCAATATAAATCTTCCAGGTGTTAATACCTCTGGTAATCAAGACACATCGGGAAACGCTGCTACAGCTACAGCTTTGGAAACTGCTAGGACTATTGCAGGGGTAAGTTTTGATGGTACAGCTAATATCTC